TTATGATTGGTCAATAGATCGAATGAACGAACTATGTACAGATGGTGATATTGAACAACTTAAAGATGCTGTTTCTATACGTCAGGAATTTGCAGAGTGGTTACTTAGAGAAGATAAGAGTGTCAATCACGATATCGTTTCCCTTGAATATATGGGAGAGGGTAGCGAGTATGATATATAATTTGTATTAAATAGTATTATGTTACAGAAAATAGTAAATGGAATCGCTATTGCAAGTGGTGTTATATCTCTCACCGTTGTTGGTATTGGCGGTTACGTATTCATACGCAAGGATGCGATTATCGATAGCGTCAAAGGCAAAGTAATGGAAGCAGTCACCGAAAAACTTGGTGGTCTTGGAGATTTAGGAGGTGGGTTAGGTCTACCTGCACCATCAAATCCTGTTGCAACACCAGACGCTGCAGAGCCAACTTCACCTATACCATTCGGTTTTTAAAGATTAAGTGTCTATATATAATATAGATACGGTGATCCCATGGCTGAAGCAAAGAAAGAAGATGTAAAACCTAAAGGTCCTTTAGGTAAACTCAAAGAGGCAGTAGACGATAAAGAAGAACAGTTGGCAATCCTGAGTACTTTTGTAAGACTTGGGATTTTAATCTGGGCAGGTGGAATATTAACATTAAATTATGTCACTTTTCCTGGTTTTGCAAAACAGGATAAGATTGATCCAACTTTCATAGCTTCGGTCTTCACAGGGGTACTAGCTACTTTTGGTGTCGAAGCAGGTAAAAATAAAGGTAAGTCAGCATCTAGTGGTGGTGCAAATATATCGAAGAAAGATATGGAAATATTAATAGAGAAAGCAGCAAATACAGCACCAGCACAAACAATCAGAATAGAACAAGCACCAATGGTTCTTGCACCATCAGTACCACCTAAGAAAGGATAATGGAAAAGCAAGTGAAATGGGGTAAATGGTTCGCTTTGGGATTAGGTGGACTCATAGGATTATCTCACATTGGTATGATAGGTTCTTTATCAAATCGTCAAAGTAAATTGCCAAGTATCAACTTACCAGTTGGTCCTTATACATCATACAAAGCAGATGTTAGTCATAATGGATATTACATAGAATATAAAGCAAACGATCCAAAAGTAATGCGTGTGGAAAGGGACAGCAATACTAAAGGTGGGTTTCTTGGGTTGGCTAACAACAAAGTTAAAACGATTGAACAGTACACAATGGACGGTTCAATTCACAATAAACCAATCACAGTTAAAGAAGGAAACGGAAAATCAGAAGCTTGTATCAAAGCAATCGGAGGTGCAGAAGGAACAGGAAGACTCGTGGGTTCCAGTATTGGTACTGCTGCTGCTCCTGCTCTCTCTAATATTCCCTTTGTTGGTTGGGTTGCTGCTGGTTGGGTAACAATGTTCTCTGGTAATCAAGGTGCAGATATAGGTGGAAGTATGGCAGAAAGTATGAGTAAAGATTGCTAACTTGCAAATACAAATTATTATGGTAGAATATAACTATGGAAACACATAGAAAAACTTTACTGCATCTTTTAAAAGAAAGAGCATATAAAAAAGGTAACTTTACTTTATCATCTGGTAAAGAGTCTGAGCACTATATTAATTGTAAACCAGTAACATTATCTTGTGAAGGTAATGCATTGTGTTCACATTTAATGATTGAACATATTGAAGACAACTCAGTTGCAGTTGGTGGTCTTACGCTTGGTGCTGATCCATTAGTATGTGGTATTGCACAGAAAGCATATTACTCTGGTAAGCATATTGATGCTCTAATTGTAAGAAAGAATCCAAAAGGATATGGTACAAAAGAGGTAATAGAAGGTAACAAACCACCCAAAGGTTCTGTTGTCACAGTATTAGAAGATGTGACTACAACTGGAAGTAGTGCAATCAAAGCAGTAAATGTTTTAAGAGAAGCAGGATATATTGTAAATCGTGTCATTGCGATTGTTGATCGTCAAGAAAATCATAAGGTATGGGATAACAATGAAATTGAATTTATTTCAATATTTAAACTCGAAGATATTATTAAGTAAAGTTTACTTGCCAACTAAATCTTAGTTGCTATAATATACATATAGAAAAGATTTAGTAAAATGATTTTTGGTTCAAATCCATCCGTATATACTCTACCAGGCACTTGGGAAGCACAACCATTTGTTCCAGTTGAATTGATATTCAGCACAGTAGTTGCAATCTCTACATTAGGCATTATTGCAGGATTGATAGCAGGTATTTCAATTGTTAAGATAAGAAGAAAAAGAGTTTAGTTCAGTGTGGAAGTCCACACATAAATGCGTATTTATACCTAGTGTGTTAGACTAAATAATAATGTACTGGAGTTGAAACTATCATGTCCCATTACACACTTGGTTGGCACGACCAATCGAATGAGTATCACGAAATAGGCGAATATGCCACAGACGCTTTTGAAGCAGTAAAACACGCAAGAGAGGATGTTCCGTATCTACACGAACATCCTTTTTCTTTGGAAACAATTAAGAAGGAGGAATAATGAAAAATCTACCTATCACATCAACCTTACTTATCTTTACAACCATTGGAACCGCATTATGGTTCTATCCACAATACGCTTGGGCACATCCTATATTTGTATGAAAAAATTTAACACATCAGTTTTAGATCTAACAATTTACATCATTGATTTTCTCTATCGAGGTAGAGACTTTCAAAGATTCTGGGTTCTTGAAGTAATTGCAAGAGCACCATACTTTTCATTCATAAGTGTATTACATTTCCGTGAAAGTCTTGGACTTCGAGGAGAGGATCATATATACTTAATGAAGGAACATTTCTATCAGGCATTAAATGAAACAGAACACTTGGAGGAGATGGAAACTCGTGGAGGCAATGAATACTGGATCGATAGATTCTTCGCTAAACACTTGGTTCTTCTTTACTATTGGATTATGGTTGCTTATTATTTCATTAGTCCAATAGATGCGTATGACATCAATATGAAAATTGAGAAACACGCATACGAAACTTATGTCAAATACTCTGCATATCATCCAGAGGATGTAAAAATTGCAGAGATAGCAGAGGACGAACTCAATCACGCAAGAGAATTAAAACTTGCAATGTCAATGGTTTAGTGATATAATAAATATTACAAACTTGTAACAAATTAATGCTATCTCTTTTATTACTCACATCTAGTTTTCTAAATTTTATCTTTTACATCTACGCAATCGGTTTTGTGGTTGCATTAGGATTGGAACAGATAGTTAGAAGAGGGGGTAATGAAAGAGATATTTACATTGTAGAGTATAATCGAAAATATCTCTGGAGAAATACTTGGATAATAAATATATTTTGGTTTTTGACTAACATAGGATTATTCGTGATGTCAAGAAATATGCAATCACCAGTAGATAACTTTTGGAGCGAAGGACTTTAATGGAAAAAACATACGACGATACAAATTGGAGAGAAGACTACGCAAAGAACTTTTGTAATAATAAAAGACATCTTGAACTATTAGAAAACGGACCTCATAGTTTATCTCAAGCGTGGTTACTAGGTGCACTTCATAATGAATGGAAAAGAATTAAAGGATATAAAGACCCAGATACTGAAAATAAAGGTCAATGCCAATCTTCATTGAAAGAGTTTTACTCAAGATATAAAGACCAAGGTATTTAATGCATCGGTTTAAAGAAATATTACCCAACAAACGTAAACGTAAATGGTGGAGGATTAAGTTATGGCAGAGGGAAACGATATCGTGATTGACACTCTTATCTTCTCTAAGTAACCACTCTGCAAATTCCTGACGTATAGAAACAGCATCTTTAAGTTGTTCAATATCACCATCTGTACATAGTTCGTTCATTCGATCTATTGACCAATCATAAGTAGTTCTAAGATTTTTCGTGAAACTGTCCATAATCCTTACGCATATAGCGTCCGAGTATGTTGCTATTATAATACATTGGTGTTCCGTCGTCAAGTGCCTCCATCAACACATTGTGTAGGAACAATTGTTTTGTCTCTTCGTAGTTTACTTTTCCAAGGGTTGTGTGGAGGGAGAGGATTTCTCGTCTGAAAGTATCTCTGCCATTCTCCTTAATGTCTCGTTTAAGTTCGTCAGAACTTCCATAATATCGCTTCCAGTCTGACTCGCTTGTGACCCTTCTCTTTCCTCCTTTTGGTTTTCTCTTCTGCACGAAGTACTTTCTTCCAATGTATTTCTGTCCTGTGGTGGTATTTGTGATGCAATAGACGAACCCGTAGTAGTCGCCAATATCATCAGAGGTAAAAGGACGACCTTGATACATCCAAGGGTTTTCATAATCGACTTCCAAAACAGTAATCATATTATAACACATTCATAACTATATATCCATAAATATCAATAAACGAATATATAGATGACTGTTTACAGGAAAAACATAGTAATCAATGTTGGTGAGACATTTAGTGAGGATTTAACATTGTTAAGTGCTGATGGAAATGGAGTTGTTGATTTAACAGGTTTTACCGCACAATCAAAATTAAGAAAAAGTCCTACTAATTATAGATTTGCAGATATTCAAGTTGGCATAAAAA